TGCTCGGCTTCCCGATCCCCGCGACGGTGCAGAAGATTTACATGGTCATCGTGGCCTTGATCGCGCTTTACCTCATCGTCGCGCTGCTGCTGGGAATACCTTCAATCCGCATCATCGGCGCCGCAGGAACGCTGCTGGCATGAGCACGTTCTGGCCGGTGCTGCGCGAATGGGAAGGTGAGACCGTCTTCATCGTCGGCGGCGGGCCGTCGGTGCTTGGCGTCGATCTCGAGGCCCTGCGCGCGCGGCGGGTCATCGTCATCAACTCGAGCGTCTATGCGGTGCCATGGGCCGACTTTCTCTATTTCGGCGACTGGCGCTGGTGGAACGAACCGGAGAACCGGGCGGCGGTTGCCAACTTTCCGGGCCGGGTCGTCACCACCTCGCGCATGGTGTCGGAAGCCAAGAATGTGCTGGTCTGCCGCAAGACCAATCCGCCGGGGCTCGCGCGCGAGCGTGACAGCCTGATGCAGAAGTGGACCTCGCTGACGGCGGCCACCAACCTGGCGGCGCATCTCATCGGGCCGGGCGGCACCATCGTCTGGCTCGGCATCGACGGCAAGGCGGCACCGGACGGCCGGACCTGGCACCACAAGCCGCATCGCTGGGCGCCGAAGAAGGAATGCTACGATCGCCACCGTGCCGATCTCGCCACCATGGTCGAGCCGCTGCGGGCCATGGGCATCACGTTATGGAACGCCAGCCCCGGCAGCGCCTATGCCGATCTGTGGCCGGTCATCAATCTGCAGGAAGTACTGAGTGCGCGTAGTCGCGCGGCGTAGCCCCATCCTCGTTCGCGGGATGTGGGGGCTCGGCGACAACATCTTCGCGCGGCCGTTCGTGCGGGCGGCGGCAAGGGACCACGACCTTCACCTCGAGACGCCCTGGCCGGAACTCTATGCTGACCTCGATATCAAGTTCGTGTGTGGAACGCGCAAGCTGCGCACGCAGAGCAAGAACATCGCGCGGCAACCGCCCGAGCGATGGGTGCGGCCGGCGGCGATACCGATGCGCGAGATCAAGGTTGCCTATCGCGATCTGATATCGCAGTCGATCATCAGTGCGCTCGAGCAGCGCTGGTCAAAGCTCAACGTCAGGTTCGATCCGGCGCTGTTCGATCTGCCGGATATGGGACCATCGCCGGTCAAGCCCGATCGCCCGATCGCGGTCATCCGCCCGGTGACGGTGCGCAGCGAATGGCGTAACGAGGCGCGCAACCCGCGGCCGGAATATATTGCAGCCATCGCCGCTGAATTGATGGTCACCCATACGGTGGTAGCGGTCGCCGACCTCTTGCCGAGCGAGGAATGGGTCGTTGGCGATCCGCCACCGGCACACCGCTACTTCGTCCACGGCGAGCTGACAGTGCGCGAACTGCTCGCCCTGGTGCGCGATGCGGACATCGTCGTCGGCGGCGTCGGCTGGATCGTCCCGGCCGCGCTCGCACTCAAGGTCAAGACCTTCGTCGTGCTGGGCGGCCACGGTGGCCACAACGCGCCCGAGAAGATCACCGACCCGCGGCTCGATCTGCGCCGCATCGGGTTTGCCAAACCGGAGAAGTTCTGCCGATGCACGAATATGCTGCACACTTGCGACAAGACGATCGCGGACCCGCTCGGGCAGTTCTACCGCTGGTGGGGCAGTTCTCGCGCCGCTGTCTGACCTGGTGGCTGCAGCACGGCATCGGCTACTACCCGGTTGAGGCCGGGCACGCGCCCTACGATCAAGACTATTTCGACAGCTTCGATCGCAACGCCCAGACCGAGCTGGGTCGCGCGCTGATGCAGGCGCGGGTCAACTTCGTCGAGCGGCATTATCGCGGCACCCTGATCGATGTCGGCATCGGCTCGGGCGCCTTTGTCGAACTGCGCAATCAGCGCGGGCGCTCGACCTACGGCTACGATGTCAATCCGGCCGGCCTCGCCTGGCTCGAGCAACGGATGCTGCTGGTCGATCCGCATCTGGTCTCGTTCGATGCGGTGACGCTGTGGGACGTGCTCGAACACATCCCAGACTTTCAGTCGCTGCTCGCCAACGTGCGCGAATGGGTCTTCCTCTCGCTGCCGATCTTCCGCGACGCCGAGCACGCGCTGAGGTCGAAGCATTTCAAGCCGGAGGAGCATTATTGGTTTTTTTCGCGTGATGGACTTGTGTTTGCAATGGACCTTTGTGGATTTGCGTTAGTATCCGAAAACACGATGGAAACTGATCTGGGTCGTGAAGATATCGGAACATTCGCTTTCAGGAGAAAAGTATGATCGAAGAGCGATGGCAAACTATAAGTGTCAATGACGCCTATGAAGTTTCCAATCTTGGGAGAGTGCGCCGTATAGAGTCTGGTCGCATCTTGATGTCTCAGCCGCGACGTAATGGCTACATCAGCGTTTCGCTTGTGATGCGGGATGGTTGCCAGAAAAGATTTTATGTTCATCGGTTGGTCGCCATTGAATTCTGTGGCGGCATTCCCCCTGGAATGGAAGTCAATCATCTTAACTTTTGCAGGCATGACAACAGAGCCGAAAATTTGGAGGTTGTGACGCGCTTGCAAAATACGGCGCATTCCAAGCGCGCTGGAAAATTTGTTGATATTGGAAAAAACTCTCCGCGAGGGGAACAGAGTCCTCATTCCAAATTAACGCTGGATGATGTTCTGACAATTAGGAAATTGTCGGAGCAAGGTGTGCGCCGCAGGATGCTGGCAGAACAATTCAGCGTATCGAAGCAGCAAATTAAGAACGTTGTTTTGCGCAGAAGTTGGGCTGACGCATGGCCAGCCTGATCAATCGCATCCAGCGCGCCATGCTCGGCAGCGCGGGCGCGGAGAAAGTCCGCGTGATGTTGGTCGAGCTTGCAATTCCGGCGGGTGGCTCGGGAGGCAATATGCGTGAGGTTCGGCGTGGTTTTCTGCGGCCTATATCCGACGAAGCAATCCTGCGGGATGCGCTTGCCAATATCGGTCTGAGCGGCAGCGGCGGCGGCGGTACACAAGCCCTGTCGCGCATTCGCACAGCCATCCTGCATAATCTGCGCGACAGCGAGGTCACACTGCGCGAGGGGCTCAACGGCTTGCTGACATCGAGCGATTTGGGCGGTGGCAGCGGTGGCGGTGAAACACCCGCTTGGGTGCCCACAGACGCTGCGATCCACATCGACTTTCTCGGCAACCGCGCGTGGAGCAATGGAACTGGGGTCGGTATCGATACACTGCTGGGCTCGGATAGCGAGAACGGCTTCACCTACGACGCGGCGAAAATTACTGCTGGTGTTGGCTACAAGGATGATTCCGGCGCGGACTACCCAGCATTCATCGGGGCCTCGTTCGCGCTAATGAATGCTGGCTCGACCTTGGTGCTCGCGGTCGTGATGCAGGACGACGACCAGATCAAATTGGAGTTAGGAACTTCCGATTTTAATCACTCAGTTGATTTGCAAGCGGATCAGGCCGCGGGGGTTTCGGTCACCAAGATTATCGGTTTCGTTTTTCCTGACAGTTTCCCGAGTGAGACGGACGAGGTCTCGAATGCTTCCGGCATCATAAAATGCGCTGCGAATTTGAAAGCGGTTGATTTTGCGTTTTCGATGAACGGCAGAACCGCCATTAGCCTTTCACAGGCGGACGCTTGGGTGCCGTTTGATTATATTGGTTTTTACGTTCGCGGCGCTCCAGTTCTGCAATCCATCACTCTCTACGACCCGCTGCCCGACACGACCGGCCTCTCCGAGTTGTCTGAGATCACATGACCATCGACTTCAGCGCGGACCTCTACGACCCGGTCTATGCCGTGATCGGCGTACCGGCTACGCTGAGCGCGGGAACGGCGGGCGAGATCGCGCTGACCGTGATCGACAAGACCCGATCGAAGACGCAGACAAGCGGCGGCATGGAGACAAGCAGCGTCGGCCCCGGCGCCTATGCTCGCATCCCCGAACTTGCCGCGAATGGAATTGCGGTCGGTGAATGCATCGGTGCCGTGCTGACGTTCAATGGCCGAAGCTGGATCGTGCGCGAAGCGCCGGTGCAGGGCAGCCCGAACGGCGAAGACCTCGGCGAGGTGCGGTTCCTGCTGATGAAGGCCGCCGGGTGATGGTCGATGTTCGCGAGGACATCTTGGCGCGGTTGCTGGTGGTGGTCGCCACCATCCCGAATATCCGTTCGGCCTATCGCAACAATCTCAATATTGATGAGACCGAATTGCCGGCCGTGATCGTGCTCGATGGTGACGAAGAAACCAACGACGCCACCGACCTGTCGATGCGCCCGGCGCATCGGCCGACCGTCGTCCAGTTCATGCCCGAGATCATCATCGCGGATCAGGCCGATCTGGTCGGGTCTAATCTCAGCGTCATGCGGCGCGAGCTGATCAAACGGGTGCTGTTCGATACCGAACTCAACGACCAGATTGTCAAGACCGGGCGGAACGGCAACGGCGCGATCCGCTACCTCGGATGCCAGACCGATGTCGGCTGGATGCGTTCGCTACACGGGGCGCTGAAGGCACAATTCTTGTTCAAGTACTCAATGCGGCCAGAGGAACTCTAGAAGGAGAAAGGTAACTGCCATGCCCACGTCACCCAACGTCAACAACTATCACATCGGCAAAGGTATCGTTTCGTTCAAGGAAGCCGGCGGCTCGACCTTCACCGACCTCGGCAATGCGCCGTCGTTTGTTTACACGCCGGAGGTCGAGAAGAAGGAGCACTTCTCCTCGCGCGAAGGTATCAAGACCAAAGACTTCACCGCTATCACCCAGGCCGGCGCCACGATCAAGATGACGCTCGATGAGATTACCGGCAATAATCTGGCCTTCTTTGCGCTCGCCGAGCAAGGCACTGACACCGATGGCAACATGACGTTGTCCGGCCTGTCGAAGACCGAATTCACCGGCGAAATCAAAGTAGTCGGCACCAACGACATAGGCCAGCAGGTCGACTTCCTCGCCACTGTCTCGTTCGTCCCGTCCGGTGATTTCAGTTTCATTACCGATGACGATGACTTCACGGTGATCGAGATCGAGGCCGAGGTGCAGAAGGATGCCAACGGCTTCTTCGGCGTCTGGACAATCCGCGATGAGACCCCATCGGCATAGGAGGACGTATGGCAGACCTTCTGGATATTGCGCCATCGACTGCCGTCGAGGTCGTCAAGATCGGTGAGCATCGGGTCAAGGTGCATGGCATTTCCGTTGATGCCATCGCATCTATTGTCGCACGGTTTCCGGGGTTGAGAACTCTCGCCAGCGGTGATGTTGGTGGCGATATCGTTCTGCGTCTGATTCAAGCCTGCGGCGTGGCTGCTGGTCCTATCATCGCAGCCGGATGTGGGCATCTCGGCGATGAAGAATACGAACGTCTTGGCGCCAAGCTCTTGCCCGAGCAGCAGCTCAAATTTTTGCGAGCAATCTTCGGGCTAACGTTCCCAAACGGGATCGGCTCCTTCGTTCAGGAACTGACGAGCCTGATCGGCGGGGCCAGCGAAGAGCCAAAGGTCATCAAGGTGCGCTTGAAGAAATCGCCGTTGCCATCACAGCCATCATCCGACGAGGCTTCTCACCCGACTATGCAATGACGCTGACGCCGCGGCAGATCACAGCGTATCTTGAATTCAGTCACAAGCTTGACCGCATCGATCGAGGTTACGCACTGATGATCGCTGCTATCGGCGCGCAGGGCGACAGCAAGGGGATTGAGAAGATGCGCAAGGAATTGGCGGAATGAAGTTCGAGCTTAAGGCCGACGCACCGGCCTTCGTCAAGATGATCAGTGACAAGCAGCGAGCAGTGGCCACGGCGGCGATTGCGGCTTTGCGCGAGACGGCCGCCAATGCGGTGCAGGAAGGGCGCGAGAATATTGCGGGCGCCGGCCGGTTCGGGCCGAAGTGGCAGCAGGGTTTGCAATACCGGACCAAGGACGCAGTCGAAGACGGCGAGCCATCGCTGGAAGCCACGGCCATCATCTTCCACAAGTTCGGGTTTGCCGGCGTGTTCGAGCACGGCGCCACCATCGCTGGCAAGCCGCTGCTGTGGATACCGACCCAAGAAGGAGGACCGCGTGCTAGCCGATCGGGCAAGAAGCTTACCTCGGCAACTGTTCGTGGTCAGCCGATGCTGTTCGATGCCAATGATAAAGACCGCGACCGCAAGCCACTCTATATCGGGGTGCCGTCGGTTCGCATCGAGAAGAGGTTCCGCATAGGCGAGATCGTCAAGGAACACGCGGCGAAGTTAGCCGGGCTGTTCAGCAAGCATTTCAAGGACACGTGACACGCCATGGCAGACAAAATTTCGGTCGAGATTGGGCTTGAAGGCGGCGATGATGTCCGCAAGACGCTCGAGGAGATTGTCGGCGGCGTCGATGGTCTCAAGAGCGCGGCAGAAGAGCTGGGTCAAGTTGATGCGAAGCTGGATGTCAAGGCTGAAGGTGCCGATGAGACCAAGACCGCCATCGACGAGGTCAAGGTTGCGGCAGAAGAGCTGAACCAAGTCGATGCCACGGTGAAAGTCGGGGTTGAGGGTGCCGACGAGGCCAAGGCCGCCCTCGATGGCGTGGCCGGGAGTGCAGGCGAAGCAAAGGGCCTACTCGATCCGCTGTCCCAGACAGCAACCATCATCGGCGCGGGCTTCGACGGTCTGTCGCTGGCGGCCACACGGGCGTCGGGACAGATGGATTCGCTTGGTGTTGCCGTCACTAGAATGGGCGCCCGAATGACGCGGTCGCTCGGGCCGTTGGGCATTCTTGCCCGTTCATTAGGTACGATCGGGATTGCAGTCGGTGTTGCGGCCGGAGCCCTCTTGAAGTTCGGAGATAGCTCGGCCGATGCACTCAACAAGCTCACTGCATCATCGGCAAGCCTGGATTTAACCGCCCAGAATTTTGACAAGTTACAGAAAGCTCTCGCGCAAGCTGGCGTATCGCAAGATGCGATCCTTCCCGGTTTGCAGAAGCTGAAGCAAACGCTATCCGAGGACTTTTTTCCGACTGATGTCATCACGGGATTGCAGCGTTTCATTGCTCAGTTGGAGCGCATGCCGGATGGCGCCGAGCGAACTAATCTGGCGATGCAGAAACTGGGCGATGCGCTTGGCGCCCAAGTGATTGCGGGCCTGCAAACAGGAACAATAACCGCACAAAACCTCGCGACCGCCCTTGGCTTGATTACGCCGGCGACACAACAACAAATAGTCGAGGCGGCCAAGTATCAGCAGACACTTAATCAACTCAGCAATACGTGGACCGAATTCAAGGCCACGGTCGCGGCACCGCTGGCAACGCCAATCTTCCAGGTCATGATTGCGGAAGTACAAAACCTGCAGTCCAGTTTCAACGGACTGAAGGGCGCTTTCCAGGAATTGAAGGGATTGTTGACGCAAGAGTTCAGCATAACCTCGTTAAAAACGGCGGCGACCGATGTGCTAGCATTAGGTAATGCTTTAAAGAGTCTTACTATTTCGGGCAAGGTTTCGCAGATTCTTCAGAGTATTTTCGGTGACGCGAAGAAAGCAACGCAAGCGGTCCAGGAAACCGGGCAGGCGGGGCAGCAGGCTGCGCAGGGGCTTCTTCAGTTGCAAACAAATCCATTCACCGGGATGGCTGAGGTTATCAACACAACCAATCAGGCACTCCAGCAAACCGGGCAATCAGCGCAGCAGGCTGGACAGGAGGGCGCGCAGGCGGGGCAGCAGGCTGCGCAGGGGTACACCTCATATGAGGCGATTCTCGGAAGGATACAGCAACAGAACCAGCAGCTGGCAGCTACCCCACCGCCGCCCACGCCGACACCTGACCCGAACGCTGTCAGCGTATGGCAGACGATCAAGCAGGGTGTGATCGATGCCGCAACGGCGGTCAGCGATTTTGCCGTTAAGATCGGCACCATCACCTGGGATGCAATCTCCGGCGCGGGCATCACGGCATGGAATGCGCTGACCGGCGCGATCCAAACTGCCATCGACACGGTGTCGGAATTCATCGCCAAGATGTTGCAGGCCATCGGGCTGCAATCAAGTGGCGGCGGCAAAGTGGCACCGGCAAAGGCGGATGGAGGTCAATTCGCCCGCGGTGGTCTGCTTCGCGGCCGTGGCACCGGCACCTCGGACAGCAATCTCGCCTGGCTGTCGCGCGGCGAATACATCATGCCCGCGCGCGCAGTGCGGCAACCGGGGGTTCTCTCTTTCCTCGAAGCTATGCGGCGGTCGGGCGGAATCCCCGGCTATGCTGGAGGAGGAACCGTCGGCGATCCCGTCAGTGCTGCCGGCTCTATTTCCGGTATATTACTTGATGCAGATAAGGAACTCACCAGGGCGTTCAATGCGATCAATAATGCGATGATTACGCTGCATAGCTCGCTTGATGGGGCTTTTAAGACAGTCGATAACAGTATGCTGGGCGTGCAGAATATAATCGATTCAGTCCAACGCACGTTAAAGACATTATATAGAACATCAAAAGAGCCGGCTTTTGTAGCCAGTGGCGGTCTGCTCGGCGGTCGCGGCACGGGCACCTCCGACAGTAATCTGGCCTGGGTCTCGCGTGGCGAGCACATCATGCCGGCACGGGCCGTCAGTCAACCGGGCGTACTCGCGTTCCTCGAGGCGCTGCGGCGATCGGGCGGCAATCTCAGCCGGGTGCTGGACGGCATGGGGCAGTTTGCGCTGGGTGGTATGGTCCCTCGTGCGATGCCGACCTTTGCCAGTGGCGGGCTCGCCGGTGGCATGAGCAACGTCACCATCCAGTTCCCCGGCCTACCGGCGATCGGCGGCCTGCGCGCATCCTCCGATGTTGTCGATCAACTGCATCGGGCAGCGGCGCTGGCGCAAGTCCGCTCTGGTGGCCGCAAGCCGAGCCGGTATTCCTGATGCCTCCTGCCTATACCCTGCTCTCGATCGACGGCATCGACTTCTCGCAATACGCCGTGCGCGGCATCACCATGACGCTTGAGCCGATCGAGCAGGCCAAGAACGTGGCGCGCGACTGCCGCGGCGGCCTGGTCGACATTTCGCTGGAGCAGTTCCGCCAGCACAAAGTTTCAATCACCTGCACCGACCATGAGGCACCCGAACTAACCGATGTGTGGCCGGGCCAGGATGTCACCATCACTTGCATTGGTGGTCTTGGCGCCGGCAACCAAAGCGATGGCCAATTGATCATCCTCGCCAAGGTCACGACCTGGAACACCTCGCGCGACGAATGGGCGGCCGAGGTGGCGTGGCAGCTCGAGGCCGAGCAGCGGACGCCATAAGCAATGCCGGCAGGTCTTCCATATTTTGCCTGGGTCGATGCCGGCGAGACCACGTTCGGTTCCGAGCATCTGCGCTGGGATGAGAGCATCTTTTCGTTTGAGCTGAAGCAGGAGGAGGGTGACCCGGCGAGCCTGACGGTCAAAGTCCGTCGGCCGACATGCACAGCCACCGGCGACGCGATCGGCCTGCTCGGTCCCGGCCGCAAGATATGGTGCTGGTTTGCGCTCGACTGCGGGCCTGCGCTGATCAAATTTCGCGGTCGCCTCGTCGGCATCCCGACCAGCATCTTCGAGGAGTTGGTAACGCTGGAGTTCGTGGCGCGGCCGTTCGATGTCGTGGCGCAAAAGGAGGCCCTCGCCGATACTCTCCGCGTGCTGCCGTACTACGATCCGATCATGCTCGACAAGGAGCGACGCAAAGACCCTGATGTCGTGCTCGAGGGTTACACCAAGGTCTGGCATTACGACCGCGAAACCCATGTGCTCACCGTCTCGGATGAAATCACCGGCGAGGATGGCTTGGTTGAATTCGATGGCGCAAGCGAAGGCGGCAAGGTGTTCTGGGACGGCCTCGGCCTGACGCTGGCAAGCGGGCCGCTGTCCCGTGTCGACATCAGCGCCGAATTCACCTGGTCCCAGCAAGCGCGCGGGACGGTCGATCTGACAAACTATTTGATCTCGCATTGGCCGAGATTTCCGGAACAAGCGGCCGGCAC